CCTAGGACATGCACCTGCCTCTTCTAATACATGTGCTGGTATCTCTCTGAACTCCCATGGTCCTTTCTTCTTTACCTTACCATCAGTAAAGCAAACATACTTTACATCTGGATCATAATAATTTTCATCAGGAAACTCATCATACCAATTGGTGATTGATGTGTATATTATTATTTGATTCCGTGTCTCATCATCCCATTCAATAGCATAACTATATTTTCCTGCATCACCAAAGAAATACTCACCTGTAATTCTATCTTTGCCTGATCTATAATATTCTTTCCAATCATAAAGACCTGTTAGTTCTGTTAGTAAGTCTGCAAACTCTAATGGATCTTGAGGGTCAGCATACTCATAGTCACCACATCTATTCTGATCTGTTTGAGTAAACCAAACACCCTCAGGAGAACCATCAGTAAACTTATCAAGAAATAATCTAGAGTCCTCATGGTCATACTCAATACCAGATAACTGTAGTGCTACAGAAAATGATAATTGATCTCTTACACCACCCTTACTATACCACTGCCACCATAACTTATCAAACTCTTCATTCCTACTACCACGCCAAATGATAGTACACAGTGGAGAGAAGTACTCTTCAAAATCAAACTGGGTTTCTGATACTAGAGTAGTAAACTCTAATAACTTATCACTACTAACCCATCCTCTACTAACATACTCTGCACACTCTTCCAAATAACTATGCTGATGTGGGTGCTGCATTACAAAGAACTTATCTCTAGATAAGATCTCTTCACTCAACTTCAAGAACTCTTCGTTGATTAGATGTAACTTAGATGCATCGATGTAAATGTTTGGTTGATCAAACGGACATAGTATCTTAGGTTTTCTTGATGACCTTACGGGATCACCAAGGTCTTCTATGCGTCCACCAGTCCAAGGTGCAGGTGGATTCTCTACACCAAAGACAACGTAAGTCGGACCTTTAGGTAGATCAGTACAAAGATCTACATAGTCATCCGTAATACATGTATAGATTAGTAAGTTCATAGTATGTTATAAACTTTCATGTAAAATTCATGGTCTGGATACTCAACATACAAGTGAGCACTCAAGTTTGTTATCTTACTAAGTTCTCCTAAAAAATTCACCTTACGTTTATATTGTTTCAGATCTCCTCTCTGTGGATGCCTACCTAACCTACCTTTTTTATTGTAGTAACCTAATTTTATACCAGCATCGTTTCTATTCTCATATACTGAAGGTAACTTGACTCCTGAAAACTTCAACGCTGCATCAAAAGCAATTTGGTCTCTATTGCATCCAACTAAGGACCATTTATACCACTCAGTATTGAAATCTCTCATCTTAGAAGACATAGTTCTCCATACAATAGTACCCAAAGGACTTCCATATGTCCTAAAATTATACCCTGCCTCTTGTAATTTTTTGGTCAATAATATACCATCATCATAACTAAAAAATGCACAGGTAAAACCTTCTAACATCTCATCAAAGTATGAGAACTTAGAAGCATGTCTAAGCATAGTAAATGGAAAACATTTTTTACTTTTCGTTATAAATTCTCTGGTAAGTTGATAGCAAGCATCAACCCATATAGTAGGAGTTCCTGGTGGGAAAAATAAATGTGGGTTTGCTTTTGGATAGAAAGATAATCTTCTAGGACAATCTATATCCACATCCAATTTTATGTATTCCCATGGTCCTATTGTAGTGTCAACAGTTCCATCATGAAAACAAACATACCTTACGTCAGGGTGATAGTAATTATTTTTTGGAAACTTATCATATCCATTTGTAATACAAGTATAGACAACCATCTCTGATGGTTGAGTAATTGCATTCAACTCAAAGGGAGGGTATCTAACACATGCATACATCTTATTCAATGTAAACTTATCAGCATCTGAATCAAATATTAAACTTAATTCCTTCAACAACTCCATTTGATCCTCTAATGTGGGCTTGTCGTGTAGGTCATAAGATTGCCAGTACTCTTTCTTTCTATTAGTTCTCTCCATCTCAGCTTTGATCTTTACCCTACGTGGTTTAAAGCTCATAGGAAGTCTATACATATTAGACACAACAAATTCTGCTATTGAACTTGATACCTGATCCCTATTGACACCTAGATCATACCACTGTCTCCATATTATACACCATTTAATTACTTCAGGAGTTAGCACTCTCCATATTACACTATTAATTGTTTGATTATATTCATTTAAAGTATACCCAATGGTTTTTATTTTCTGTGCCATGCTAAGTATCTCTTCCTTAGTAGAGAATCCTTCGCCATATAATTTTGCAAACTCTGATGGTAATGTTCTTTTTGATGGATGCTCTTGTAAAGCAAAATCACAATCTTGGAAAATGATTTTTGACTCAGTTACTAATGCTTCTGTTATTTCATAAGATGCGTCAACCCATACTGTAGTCGAACCTGCATCAAAATATAAATCAGGTCTATGTTTAGGATGGTATGATCTTCTTACTGGACAAGTACCAGCAACAGTGAGTGGTATATATTCCCACCCCTCTGCCTCTGGTTCTACACCATCATCATAAAAACAAACGTATCTTACATCAGGATCTTTATATGGTTCAACTATTTTATCGTAACCATTAGTTACGCATGTATAAAAAGTAATCAATTTAGTTTATCCTCAGGTGTTAATTTACCAGACAACTCACCAAGAGTTCTGTTAGTCACATTACCTGGTTCTCTTGAGAACCAACCAGTAGCAATGTATTTAGAATCCTTACCTGTAAGGAAAGCACCTCTATGTACATGAGTATATGCTGCTGGCCACAAAACTATCGTACCTTTCTTAGGTTGGAATGACTGCTCTTGATGATAGAAGTCTGTTGCTCCTCCACTCTCATAGGGAATATCATTTAGATATATCATCCATGTAACCACCCTATCACGATACAAGAAGTTACCATTCTCACAATGCCACACATGATATCCACCACCAGGATCTGTTCTCTGTATCTTACATGTCCATGAGGACACAGGATCTGCTGCATCAATTATACCCTTATACTTCTTAGCATAGATCTCAAAGGCAGCACCAACAGCTTGGTTGATCTCCATAGCATATGCTGCATCAGCAACCTCCATGTATAGTTGATGATCCTTTCTACCCAATCCACCTTGAGGAAATTGTGATGTACCATCACCCCATTTGTTTATAGTTTCATCAGCAATTACATGCTTCTTACCATACCAAAATTCAAATGCCTCTACAACTTTATCACAGAACTCCCACCTCAAAAAGTTCTCGAACACACCAATGTGTCCATGGTCTACCATCTCAGTAAAATCAGGTTGAACTAAACCTTCAGGAATGTTGCCCATTTTGAACCTCTTGTATGCCTTGGTTTATATACACTTGTGGTGGTATTCTACCACAATATTCATCTAATTGCATCACTTCTTCTATCTTTACATCAGCACCATTCTGTTTCCAAAAATCTGTTAGAGCATTGTTACTTCCCTTATGGAATATATCAATGTGTTCTGTATGAATCGCAGACCCCATGTCTAACCTATAGTTGAACAATGGAGTAGAGTATCCTTTACCACTATCAAGTATCAAGTCTTCCGAGACTGCTCTTGGTCTGATGTTTTGGTCGAGCTTCCATTGCGATCCTCTTTGGTGTAACCTGAGGAGCTTAGTTGCATGGTGACGAGTAATAAGGTAGCAAGCAGCAGAAAAGTCATTGATATATCTATGATGTAATTTTAATGTGATCCCATTAGGATTTATTATAGTCAACTGTAAAGTATCAAAGTTTATTGGCACTCTCTTACGAACATCCTTCCACTTGAAATCCCAGTGCCTTGCTGTTGATAGATCAATATCATCTTCCATGATCATGATCTCATCAAGGTCTGTCTCATTGACAAAGTACTTGATAGCATTGAGGTGTGACATAACACATGCACACTCACCATCATTCATGTTATGAGGTACAGTACCCTTCAAGTACTCTTCGTACTCACCACCATCAACAGCAGTAATACGTTCATGATCTTTTATATCCCAGTAATCAAATTGCTCTTCCATATATTCCCTGCGTTCAGGGAACCTGTCAAGGTTGATCCATAATACCTTAGGAAGACCTTCTAGTTTAAAGACTGATTTATTTTTGTCCATTACGAACCTTCAGGTAGTCAACGTTTTCATAATACTTTGTCAATCCTTTCTTACCTTTTAGTTTCAACTCTTCCCACAAAGATTTGTTGTCTTCAATGTATGGATTATTGAACCAAGAGTTCTTAGTTCTACCATGTTCTAGATGAAAAATAAAATCATTTATTCTAGCAACACTGGATAGCATATTGAATCTAAGGAACCTTTCATCATCCTCATATCCATAAGCAATGAAGTTCTCATTCTCTCCACCCAGTCTCTTGTACTCTTCAGTGTCAAAGAACTGACAGAAACCATACTTAGCATCCCACTGTCTGATGTGA